GCTGGTAAAACAGCCGGAACTAACCACAGCGGACCAACCAGGTGTGCCAGCTGAAATGAAAAACAAAGAAACAAAAACAGAAAGTGAATTCATACAAAGACTAAAGACACTATCAGGCCAAATCTAAGGAGCGTACATGCCATTCAGAAAACTAGTAGGATCATACAAAGACTATAATCTGTCCACACACATCCTTGAAGATGGATACCTTGCAGTAGATGTAAACACTGGCAGTTTAAGATTAGGAGATGGATCAACAGCAGGCGGTATAGCAATAAGCACAGGAGGGGGAGGTGGTTCTTCAACCAGCCTTGGAGACCTAACTGCTATAGGTTCAACCCTATTAGCGCCAAGTAACGCAGACCTGACACTTGTTTCTAGTAACGGAAATGTTGTGATCGAAGGCATAAGAATAGCGGGCACAACAATACAAACTGAAGATTCTACGCCAGGCATACAAATTGCAGGTAACCTTATACCTAGTCAGGACGGTGTATTCCAACTGGGATCACAAACACGTAGATGGCAAACTGCATACTTGGCCGCGGAGACAATTGACCTAGGTGGAGCAACAATCAAATCTGATGGAAGTGGTGAATTGACCATTGCGGCCACAGGAGCAACACTGCCTACAGGAAGTAAGGTTGGTACCAACGGTATATCACTTACTGGATCTAAAGCAGGAACACTTGCGAGGCCCGTCCAGAATGTAAAACTATTTGTCAGTGATGGTAGCACAACATTCACTGATGCACAGCTATTGGCCCAAGACGGTGATCTAACACTAGAATTCAATGCCACTGTGGAAGACGTGCCTGTGTACACAGATGCTCAACAAACATTTACACTGGCAGACGGAACAGCTTTGTCGGAAAATGCCGCTGGAATCACGCTATTCCAATTTTAAAAACACGCAATAAATACACTTGTTGATAGGATATCCATCCGGTGAGTGCAAGAAGGCCGGGGACAGTACGAGAACATTATGGCAGATAAAACACCGGTACGAGTAGTCTTTAACAGTTCAAATGTGGCCACTGGAATGGCGGAGTTCCAGACAGGTGAAACTGTGCCCGTGGCAAATGGCGGTACAGGACTTGCATCTCTTGGATCGGCAGGACAAGTTCTCAGGACTAACGCGGCAGGAAATGCCCTAGAATTTGCAACGCTTGAAGATCTAGCAGACATTATATCAGTAGGTTCAACATTAACAGCACCGTCGAATGCTGATTTTAATATAACCACAGCCGGCACCGGGAACATAGTGCTAAATGATTTAAGCATCAGCGATAATACTCTCTCTACAAACAGATCCAACGATGATCTAAACATCAACGCCAGTGGTACAGGAACAGTCATCCTCGAGAACCTTAAAATAGGCACCAGTGGATCGACCGTAACAACAATATTGGACGAAGACAACATGTCCACTAACAGTGCTACAGCACTTGCAACCCAACAGTCAATAAAAGCCTACGTAGATTCAGAAGTTGGTGCAGTAAGCACAACAGCTATAAGTCAACTCAACAGTAACGTCACAGTGGCAGACGCAGGATCAGGCACAATTACAGTCACCGTGGATGGATCTACTATTGGAACTTTTAACGCATCAGGTTTACAGTTAGGAGGCTCGGGTGCAAGAGTAACAACTGTCTTAGACGAAGACGGATTTGGCACTAACAGTGATACTGCATTAGCAACACAGCAGAGTATCAAAGCATATGTTGATGCACAAATCACAGCAGAAGATCTTGACTTCCAAGCAGATTCAGGTGGTGCATTATCAATTGATCTTGACAGTGAAACATTTACATTTACTGGTGGTACAGGTATTGACACATCAGGATCAGGAAATGCAGTTACGTTCGCTATAGATTCAACAGTGGCTACCTTAACAGGTTCACAAACTTTAACTAACAAAACAATCTCCTCACCAACTATAGAAACACCGACAATAACTGGTGCTACTACAATTGGCGAAATTACTACCAATTTAATTACATCCAACGGATCCAACGCTGATGTTTCAATTCAGCCAAGCGGAACTGGAGATGTTCTTATAAGTGGCATAAGAATAAACGGAACCACATTAGATTCATCAGATTCTTCAACAATCAACATAAATGAAAATGTCATAGTAGATGGCACTTTGACTGTGACAGGTGCTTTGGATTTCAGCGAGGCAAATCTATCTAATGTTGGAAATATTGGAGCAGATCAAATATTTGGTGATGGCGATACTAATACATCAATTACATTTTCAGGCTCAGATGTTATAACAATTGCTACAGGAGGAGCAACAGCCGCTACTTTCAATGCTGATCAAACCACAACATTTAGTGGTGCAGGAACTTTTGCAGGAATTGTCACAGCTACCAGTGTAACAGCGAACGACTTTACATCAAATGGTTCTAATGCAGATATTACAATAGCACCTCAAGGTACAGGTGATATTAATCTGACAGCAGGTGCTGATGTAAACATTCCGTCAGGAATTGGCTTGACCTTTGGGGACGATGCCGAAAAAATAGAAGGTGATGGCACTGACTTAACTATAAGTGGTAATAATATAAATTTAACAGCAGTAGCAGATGTAAACATTCCATCAGGTGTTGGATTAACTTTTGCCACAGCAGAAAAAATAGAATCAGATGGAACTGATTTGACAATAACCGTTGGATCAAATGGAGATATAAACATACCTGCCAATATAGGTTTAACATTTGGCAATGATGGTGAAAAGATTGAAGGTGATGGCACAGACTTAACTATTACAGGTAACCTTATTAATCTTACAGCCGCAACGGCAGTGGTTGTGCCAAGTGGCATACCATTACGTTTTGTTGATGACAACGAAAAAATTACTTCCGATGGCACAGACCTAACAATAAATTCAGGTGCTGATATAAATTTAACGGCGACAGCTGATGTAAACATACCTGCCAATGTTGGAATAACATTTGGAAATGATGCAGAAAAAATTGAAGGTGACGGAACAGATTTAACAATTTCAGGCAACAACATCAAACTTACTGCCGCAACAGATGTTATAATTCCAACGAATGTTGGCTTACACTTTACTGATGCAAATGAAAAAATAGAGTCGGATGGATCAAAATTAACAATTACATCAGGCGGAACTGCTTTTGCTTTACCTACATCAGATGGAGATGCAGGTGACTTTTTAAAAACAGACGGAGCAGGTACACTATCGTTTGGTAGTGCTGTCACAGCCGCCTCAGATGATACACGGGCAGTTGTAAAAACAAATAAATCAGTCGGTACATCCGCAAGAACAATAGATTTTTTCCAGGCATCAGGTACAGATGCGGCTTTTTACTTTATGGCTCTTAATGACTTAACAAATGACCATACCAGTGCCTCAGTATTCACCGTTTGTCATAATGACAGTGACGCATTTATTTCAGGTCCACGTGGTGGCTCTTCAGGAACAGCAAACACTTTACCTAGTACTGAAGCTGATATAAGCAGTAATCAAGTTCGAGTAAAAATTGTGGCACCAAGTGCAGATTCAAAAATCAGTTATTACAAAATTCCATTGTCAAGAGCTAACACAGCAAACGCAACTTCTGGAGTTACAGTGACAACAGCAAACACAGATGTAGACTCAGCCACAGAAAGCATAGATACATTTGCTCATGCATCATTTAGAGCGGCAAAGTATTTTATTATAATAGACGACAACGCTAAAACAGAAACTGGAGTCACAGAAGCATTAGTAGTACATGATGGAACAGACGCCTTTGTTGCTCAATATGGCACAATTAACACAGGTAATAATGATATGATTACTTTGACTGCGGCAATAGATGGATCTAATGTTGTGCTAAGTGCCGCAGGTTTGACCTCAAATTTATCATTAAAAATACATAAAACATTATTATCAGATAGTATGACAGCTGTGAGTAATTCTAATCAAAAAATTATAGGTGCCACAACAATTAGTTCAAGTGCGACTGCATTTGACAGCTTTGATATGGATGACAACAATGCCGCACTGTATTACATTGTAGGTAAAAATGCTTCAGAAGGTGAATTCAGTGTGCAAGAAGTTTACATGACTGGTGCACCGGGAGAAGCTGGAGTATCTGCTGGACCATTTGTGTCAACCAAATCCACAACACAACTTACATTTACAGCGGCATATCTGGCTGATGAAGACAACAGTGTTGGACTTAGTATTGCATCAACTTCAGGTGCATCTACAGTTGTCAATGCGTATAGAATAAACGCTTTAGCAGAATAAACTTACCAAATTCACATAAATACTGCATATTAACAATCATGCGGGAGATATGGAACCATGACAACACGTAACTTTAGAGTTAATAATGGATTAGAGGTCGGAGATATTGTAATCTCTGCGAATGCTAATACCATTACAGGCGGATCAACAGCGGCGCCAAATGCTGATGGTCAATTTGCCAACAAAAAATTTGTCGACGACAAGGCAAGTTTGACTGTATTGAACACCAGTGTGGCAGTAGCAGACACAGGTTCAAACGGAACAATCACTAACACAGCAGACGGCGGTGCTGTATTAGCTCAAACAGCATCAACTACAACAATCACAGCATCAGGTGCAATCAACCTTACAGCAGGAACAGACGTGGTAGTGCCTGCAAACATAGGAGTCACATTTGGTTCAGGTGAGAAGATTGAGGGTGACGACACAGACCTAACAGTCACTTCAGGTGGTGCAATCAACTTGACAGCCACAACTGATGTAGTAATACCTGCTGACGTAGGAATAACATTTGGCTCAGGTGAAAAGATAGAAGGAGACAGCACAGACCTTACTGTTACTTCAGGCGCAAAAATTAATCTAAATGCAACATCAGATGTACACATTCCAAAAAACGTAGGAATAGTTTTTGATGACAACGCAAGTGAGAAGATTGAATCAAATGACACCAACCTAACAATCAATTCGGGAGCATTGATCAATCTTACAGCAACTACTGATGTTGTTATTCCACAAGACGTTGGTTTGCAATTTACAGATGCTAATGAAAAGATTGAGTCCAACGGTACAGCTTTAACAATCAATTCAGGTGAAGACATCAATTTAACATGTGCATCAGGAGATGTAAACATTCCAGCAGACATTGGTTTGACATTTGGTGATGACGGTGAAAAGATTGAAGGAAATGGTACTAACTTGACTGTTTCTTCGTCAGGTGATATGACATTGACAGCAACTGGTCAAGTGATTGTAACAAACAATATGAGAGTATCAGGAGACTTAACAGTTGATGGTACTGAAACAATCGTAAACACAACTACACTAGAAATTGAAGACAACATTATTGTTGTTAACAGAAACATTTCAGCAGCATCCGGCATGCCAGATTATTCAGGACTGAAAGTAAACAGAGGATCAACATCTTCTGCAACTGAAACTGATCTATTTTGGTGTTGGGATGAAGGATTTGCAGACGATGGTACATCAATTTTTGGAAATGCAGGTGGTGCTTGGACAGCATTTAGAGCATCCACAGGTGCAGATAACACAGTGGCAACACCAACAAGAACAGAAACAGATCTTGTTGACGTAAGATGTAATGTGATCCACGCAACAGCAACAGCGGCGCAATACGCGGACGTTGCGGAGCGTTTTGAAGCAGACGCTCCTATGTCAGAAGGTGCTGTAGTCACAGTAGGTGGTGAAGCAGAAATCACTGAAGTAACAAGTGAACTATCAGACAATGTGTTTGGTGTTATATCCACTCAACCAGCTTATGCCATGAACGCAGGTGCAGGTAGCTCAGACACTCATCCATACGTAGCAATGACTGGTAGAACGCCAGTTAGAGTTACTGGATTGGTTACAAAAGGCCAAAGACTTGTATCAAGTTCTATTAAGGGTACAGCTAGAGCACTAGCAACTGGAGAGTCAATTAGTCCTTTCCATGTTATTGGAAGAGCCCTAGAAGACAAAACTGATACATCAATTGGCTTGGTTAATTGTGCAGTGAGAACAAACAACTAATAAATAATTTTACTTTTTAGTAGATAAAAGGCGGCTTTCGGGTCGCCTTTTTTTTTACACAATCAAATCTAAAATAGTCTGCAATTTTCCTTTGATGCTTTTATTGTTTAATGTATTTTTCAGTCCACCGTGCAAATTTTTTGGCCAGCATTCAAATGCACACCAACAATAACCTGAATGTTCTTTGTTAAGCTTGGGAATAAATTCACCATCAACAGCAATAAGATATGTGTGAAAGAAAAACTTTTGATCGTTACTTGTGAATAATTCTAGTGGAATAACCTTTTTCATCATTGGTGTATCACCAACTTCTTCTTCAATTTCTCTTTTCAATCCTTCAAAAGCTGATTCAGAAAAACGTGCCATACCGCCCACGAGACCCCATGTGCCACGTGTTTTTTCATCAGTTCTTTGTAAAAATAAAAAACGTTTTGTGCTTGTAGAATAGAACAACGCTCCCGAACAAATTATATTTTCTTTCATAATTTATTATAACAATTTAATAGATTAAAATCAAGGCGTCTGTGCATCTTGGCCAGGATCGCCTTGGACAAATCCGCCGTCTAACACTATAGTCCAATTACCTTGAGTATACACGCCTTCATAACTTTTTACCCATTCTGTACCATTGAACTTGTATTGTATACCAGTGTGCGTGTTGGTAACATAGTGTTGAGTAGAGTCAGGGTTAGATGCATCAAACCTTTTTTGCCATCTTGTTTGTGGACTATTAGTAGCTACATATTCAATTATGTCTCCAACACCAGCAACTAGAGTCCCCCAGTTATCACTTGTAAAGTTAGCAGTTGAATCTCCAACATCATTGATTATCAAATATCTGTCACCATTTGCAGGCGAGCCAATATCAAATGTTGCAGGATTTATAATTTTTTTTACTGCGGTTAATGTATTAGCAGGTATTGTGTCAGTATCAATATTAAAAAGTAATATAGTATCATCCAAAGTTGTAGTTGATATTGTTCCAACAACTTGATTGCCATCTGATTGTGTTAATCTTATCTGTGATGTGCCATTAACCACTTTTCCATATTGATCTAATAAAATTTTCCAATTTACAGGTGGGCCAAAGGTTTCAAAAGGATCAAAATTATTAGGTTCATTTGCTCCTGTTTGAAATCCATCCCCTCCGGTGCCAATTCCTGCAGGATCTGTGCTAGTCACATTCGTGCCAGTGGTACCTAATAATCGCAACTGATTACCTGTAACCAATAATCCAAAATTATTTGGCGTAATAAAGCTTTGTGATATTAGTGGGCCACTTATTAATCCTTTGTTTATACCACCATTATCGTCGTATATACTCATAATAATCTTTTGTATGACTCCTAATTTTTTAACTTTTACTGGAGGAGACAACCAAATTGGCATACTAAAAGTCATTGTTGCAACATCTATTTCAGTATCAGCTCCTACAGGAATTGATCTAGAACTAAAAGTTATACCTGTTAGTTCAACATAACTTAAACTTGTCCAGTCAATGTAGTTGTCTGATTTTTGTATTTCAAAATCTGGATTGAACAAATATAAAATTTGTTCTAAAATTTGTAATTTTTGATCTGTGTTAGAACTATAGATGTCGGCTGTAACTTCAAGTCTAAACGGTGAAGGCATCACTTTCTCAACTGTGTATCCTGCACCTAATTTATTACTATAAGTTCCGTCATCTAAAACATCTCTTTCACGTAAATGTTGTTTTTCTATGTGATAAGGATTTTGCATACGATCTCTGTCGTAGTTAAGTTCTCTAATATAGCAAGCAATTTTTGGTGCATAGTTCATAGCATTTTCACTGTTGTTTTTTATTATGTTAGCTACTTGTCTTGTAGGATCTCCGTATACCACTGGCACTGCACGTAAAGCTACAGCATTTGTTTTTTCATCCTTACCAACTTCAACACT